GGTACGCCGACGGCAGCCCTGAGCTACACAAACAGTTCTGGGGCGAGCGGGCGTACCGGCAACCTCGTCACCACCCAGGGCACACTCGCCTCTTCCACCGTAGGGATGTTCTACAAGTTTGACCTGCAAGCGGGGGACGCTGGTGTCCAGAGCGTCCAGGGTCTCACCTTCACCGGGCCGTGGGCGAGCGGCACGGTTAATCTGGTGGCGTTCAGGGTACTAGCTATATCCACCTGCTACACGTCTAATATCACCGCGAGGGTAGACCCGGTGACAGGTGGCATGCCCGTACTCTACAACGGCACCGTCCCCTTCCCCCTGTTCTTCCCCACCGGCTCCACCGCCACTAATCTCTCCGGCTCTTTTCTGGTGACACAGGGTTAAATATGGCTATCGTTAACCAGAATGGTGTTATAGCTGGGTTACAGCCGCCGGCGCAGAACGCCCGCACCACCACCACGCAGGTGGGGAATAGACCGGTGGATCTCTGGAATGGGTCGTTTGACACGACGCTGAATGGGGTGGTGCTGTCGTCCAGCAGTGGAGCTGTCGGCGGCCAGTTCTACCACCTCGACCCTCCCGGCGGCGTAAATGCCTACCTCGCCAGGTTCGAGGCCAACAGCAACGTCGCTTCCGGTGTTGTGATGCTATGCGACCGGCTCTGGCATAATGGAGGGATTACGATCACCTCCACCTCCGCCCAGACGATTGTTAGCCCGACTTGGCCAGCTCGCGACAATAACGGGACGACGAATGGGGATGGAGTGCTGGTGGCGCTGGAGGTGAGTGCGACCACGGGAGCAGGGGCGCCGACTGGTACTCTCAGCTACACGAATAGCGCCGGGACGGCGGGACGGACGGCTACGCTGGCGGAGGCCACCGCCGGCTCTACCGTAACAGGGGCGCTGTTCCGCTTCGGCCTGCAGGCCGGGGACGCCGGCGTCCAGTCAATCCAGAGCTTCACCCTTGGTGCGAGCTGGACGAGTGGGACGTGCAATCTGGTGGCGTATCGGGTGCTGGCAGTGGTAGATATTATGACTCTTGGGCTGCCCGGAGCGATCGATGCGGTTAGTGGAGGGTTCCCGCAGATCTTCAACGGCGCCGTCCCCTTCTCAATCCTGGTCTCTAGCAACCTTCTCGCCTCCACCATCCTCATGGTCTATCAAGAGACACAGGGGTAGCCCGTGGCAATCACTACCATAGATCAAGCCTTCACGGGAATGCAGCCTGTCACGCAGGTTACGAAGCTCATGCCTACCGTGACGGCGGGAAGGCCGGTTAGCAGCTGGGGGCTGGCGGGTTTGCCAGCCGCCGGTACCTTCAACACGACCCTCGCCGGCGGCACCTATACCGGCGGTCCAGCCAACGCTAACCTCGTCCCTGGCCAGATCTACCGTCTCGATCCTCCGAATCCGAAGCGGGCGTATCTAGCGAGGTTCAGCGCCATTTCTAACTCCACCGCCAGCACCGGGATTGCCTATGTGTGTGATAGGCTCTGGGACAACGGGGGCATCACCATTACGAGCACGGGTGCCCAGACCGTTAATAGCGTGGCGTGGCCAGCTCGGGATGCGAATGGGACGACGAACGGGCTGGGAGTCTTCATCGGGGTGGAGGTGAGTGCGACGACAGGCGCTGGCACTCCCACTATCACCGTCGGCTACACGAATTCGAATGGGGTGGCGGGGAAGACGGCGGGGCTGGCCGACTCCACCACTGCCACCTCGCCGGTCGGAGCATTCTTCCGGAACAACGTGGCGGCGGGTGACCAAGGTGTGCAGAGTGTTCAGAGCGTCACCCTCGGTACGAGCTGGACTTCTGGCACTATCAATCTGGTGGCGTACAGGGTGCTGGGCGTACTTCCCTACAACGCAGCGACAGGTGGCCTTGCCAGCTTCGACCTCATAACCGGCGGGTTTCAGAGAGTGTGGAACGGAACCTGCCCGTTTGTGATAGTGGTGGATTCAGGGACGGCATCTACCCTCAGCGCGTGGTATCAGGAGAGTTGGGGCTAACTTGTGGCGGTTGTTACATATGCGCAGAGGTTGCGAGCTGCTCAGCTTCGGCCGGCACGGCCGGCGTGGCTGCCGCTCTCGACTCGGATCGGCTGGAACAAGGGGCCTACCGCGCAGGCAGCTGTTTGGGACAATTACTTCTTCCCCATCGTCAATGCAACTACCAAGCCACAGCGGATACGGACTACTTGGCTGGCAAATCTGCAGCCGGCTCACTCTCCGCTGGATACGAGGATTGGGTGGGTTGGGGGCAGAAACAGCTATGCTGCCGACTCGGCGGCGTGGAATGATTGGTTCTTCTTCCAGGCCTACACCCCACTCTTCCGCTACGTCCTGTCTGCCAACACAGTCGTCTACAGCTATGTGGCGGAGAGTGCCTTCCTCATCTTCCCCATCCCCTATCTCATCATCGGGGCGCCGGTCGATTATGACTGGGATGTGGGATTCGCACATGCAGACTTCGGGGTTAATGTTGACTCCATCATCTACAGCTATGCTGTCGAGGCTGCGACCCTCTCCCCCGGCCACTCCTACGGCGCGCTCAGGGGACCGATCTTGACAACCTCGACTCGAATCGTGCAGGGGCCGAAGCGGGTGAGCGAGGTGGTTGCGCCGGCGTTCGACTTCACCGCTAAGACGGTGGTGGGTGATGTACTCTCCGCACCGACCGTCACCATCAGCGTATGGACGGGTGTGGACCCGAATCCGCAGCTCGTCTACGGGGGTAGCTCGACGATAAATGGGCTGGTCATCAACCCGGTCCTGACTGGCGGCGTGGCGGGGGTCATCTACCAAGTGAAGGTTACAGTTAACAGCCTGCTGGCTGGCATCCTCACCATCGACTCCTATCTAGTGGTTCTCCCGGACAGTTTGTGAACCCGAACACCCTCACTGCCGAAATGATAGAGGCGTTTTCGGGAATGTACCTGAGCCCGAGATATGACCAACCCCAGCCCACCCCCGACTTCCACCGCGAAGCCTGGACGTATTATTGTACTGGCCGTGCGTCGTGCGCTCTGGCAGCACCACGTAACCATGCAAAAACAACAGCTCTCACGGATGATTTCGTCCTCGCAAACGCCTGTTTCAGGGTCGAAGACTACATCATCGTGATGGGAGCGAGCGAGGAGATGGCCGTCGAGAGGCTGGGCGACATAGGGATGGAGCTGAGGGAGAACGAGGACCTGCGCCGGGACTTCCGCATTAAGGGGTTTCTGCAGGAACAGAAGACAGATATTATTGTGGAGTGCACAGATGGTTATCAGTTTAGAATCCTTGCTAGAGGAGCTGAGCAGAAGATCAGGGGAAGGAAATGGAGGGGGAAGAGGCCGGGCCTCATTGTCGGCGACGATCTGGAAGATGATGAACAGGTGGAATCTAAGGACAGGAGACGGAAGTTTGCCCACTGGTTCTTCCGCGCCGCCAAGCAGGCCCTGCGTGATGGGGGGCGTATACGTGTGCACGGGACAATCCTCCACGAGGACTCCCTTCTGGCGAACCTCATCCGGCAGTGGAACGGGCGTCTTTACAAGGCCCATCGTAGCTTCGACGAGTTCGTGGACATTCTTTGGCCTGAGAAATTCCCAGAAGAGAGACTCCGGGCCATCCGACAAGAATTCATAGACCGGATGGATTCGGCGGGATACAGCGGGGAGTACTTGAATGACCCATTTGACTCAGATGATACGTATCTGCGAAAAGAAGATCTGCTGCCGATGGATGATCTGGATCGAGCGAAGAGAAAAGCGATGGGCGCAGCAGCAGACTTTGCCGTATCAACTACGGATAGAGCTAACAGATCAGCCATCACTGTGGGTGGGAAGGACTCAGAGAACTTCATCCACAAGGTCGATTCTAGAGTAGGTCGCTGGGATGCCCTCGAACTTATTGAGGAGCTGTTCCTCGTCCAGCAGAGGTGGCAGCCGGAGATTTTCTGGGTGGAAGATGGGGTTATCTGGCAGACGATTTGGCCGATGATCCGGGCGGAGATGCTGCGGAGAGACATTTGGATCAACTTCAAGCCGGTCCCGAGCACGAAGGATAAGGCAGCTAGGGGGCGCAGCTTTCAGAAGAGAACCCGGGCCGGCGGGTTTAAGGTGGATAAGGAGGCGAGCTGGTACCCGGCGTGGGAGGCGGAGGTGCTCCGGTTTACAGGTGTTAGCGAGGCTACCCTGGACGATCAGTTCGATGCGGATAGCCTGCTGTGCAGGGGGTTTGAGCAGTTCTGGGAGATATCGGAGCAGGATCTGCTGAGTGAGGAAATGCAGGAGTGGATGGAGCTGAGTGAGGCTGCCCGGCATGGCGGGGAGCGGAATAGGCATACGGGGTACTGAGAAGTGCAACAGATAGAGAGCCGGCTGAAGTTCAACAAGAGTCTGATCGAGGAGCCTAACCTCACCGACAGGCTTGGAGAGCCCGATTGCAAACTGATAGCAAAGTGGGTCTGGGAGGGGTTCGAGAAGGACAAGGCGAGCCGGCGGCGCTGGGAGCTGAACAACAACGCAGGAATGGACCTGGCGATGCAAGTGCAGACCGCCAAGAATTTCCCCTGGCCAAACTGTTCAAATATCGTATTCCCCTTGGTGAGCATCGCCGCTCTGCAGTTCAGCACCCGCTCCTACTCGAGCCTCATAAAGGGGCCGCAGATCTTCAAGTACAAGAGCCAAGGGCAGAAGAACGAGCAGATCATTCGCCAGGCGAACTCACTTGGAAGGCATTTATCCTGGCAATGTCTGGAAGAGGATCAGGCGTGGGAAGAGCAGCACGATCGCCTCTTTATAAACCTGGCAATCGTCGGGTCCAGCTTCATCAAGACCCGGTTCAGCTCGACTCTGCAGCACAACACCTCCACCCTGGTGCAGGCGAGGGATCTGGTGCTGGATTACTTTGCCCGGTCTGTGGAGGACTGTGCACGCAAGACAGAGATTATAAGGCTGTACAGAAATGAAGTGTACGAACGTTGTGTGGGGAAAGTCTTTAGGGATGTGCGGGATGAGCCCTGGTTCAGGGAGAACGCTAGAGTGGGGGTGGTGGATGCAGTTAACAGCCAACAGCATGATAAGAGGGTCGGGCTGGACGCACCACAGGGAGACCAAGACACTCCCTTCACTTTCTTGGAACAGCACAGGTTCCTCGATCTGGATGGTGATGGATACGCCGAACCCTATATCTGCACGATAGAGTCTGCGAGCCGGTCGCTGGTGAGGGTTGTCGCCAGAGTCGACCGAATGGAGGATGTGGAGACGAATGACAGGGGGGACGTGATTGTTATTCGTCCGGTTGAGTACTATACCAAGTACGGCTTCATCCCTGCTCCGGACGGGGGAGTGTATGATATGGGGTTCGGCGTGCTGTTGGGGCCGCTGAACGAGACGGTTAATACGAGCCTTAATCAGATATTCGATGCGGGCACGAGCAACATGCTGGGGGGAGGGTTTGCCGCCACCGGCGCGAAGATGAAGAGTGGCGTCTACACCCGCACTCCGGGGGAGTATAAACAGGTAAAGGGGGCTGCCGACGATATCAGGAAATCGTTGATAACCTGGCCCGAGATACCAATCTCGAATGTGCTGTTCCAGGTGCTTGAGCTCGTCATTCAGTACGCGGACAGGCTCGCCGGCAGTACCGAAACGCTGGTGGGGGAGAACCCAGGGCAGAACACCCCGGCCTCCACCTACCAGGGGATGATGGAACAGGGCATGCAGATCTATCGCTCGATCTACAAGAGAATCTGGCGTGGCATGAAGGAAGAGGGGAAGAAGCTACATCTTCTGAACCGTCGGTTCATGCCTGACAGTCAGGCTTTTGGGGAGGGCGATGAAAGGATCACACGGGAAGCCTATAAGGCGAATCCCAACCTGCTTGTACCGACCGCTGATCCGAACATGGTGTCCGATCAGATGCGAGTGCAACGCGCCGGCCTTATTCGAAGCGGCGCACATGCGGTTCCTGGATACAACCTGGACGAGGTGGAACGAGACTGGCTCGAGACCCTTGGAGCGGACAATGTTGATAAGATCTACCCTGGAGCGTATAGCCCATGGTACCAGCAGCATCCCCTGCCGAATCCTAAGGTTCAGGCTGAGCAAATGAAGCTCTCGGGAATGAAGATGAAGATCGATGCGCAGAAGTGGGAGTTTGTGATGAAGCTCCGGAGTGAGCAGCGGAAGCTGCAAGCGGAGGTGGACTTCATCCAGGCGCAGGTGGCGAAGATAGTTTCTGAGATTGGGGCGGAACGGGCGGCGCACCAGCTGGAGGTATTCGATAAGGTCATGACACATCTGAAGAGCATGGCCGATGCGATGAATGAGAGGGCAGAAGCGCTGATGAGCGCGGGAGAGAAAGATGGCAGTGACGAAGGAGGAACTGGAGGAGCTAAAGGCAACGCCGGCAGGGAGAGCGCTATGGCACTACTTGAATCGGCGGGTGGCCAGCCTAATGGAGCAATGGGCGGAGGGAGCGTTCAACAGTGAGAATCCGTACGTCTGCACGAACGCGAACGTGTCGGCGGTGCATCAGCTGAGAGCATTCCAACAGATAATAGACATTGACGAAGGAGAACTGAATGACGTTGATAAAGAACAATTCGGGCTGGCGCCCAGTGGGGCACGCAGTCCTGGTGAAGGCGATGGAGCTGGAGGAGAAGCAGAGCTCTATCCACATTCCTAAGGCGGTGAGGGAGAGTGCGGCGACGGGAGAGATGATGGGAGTGGTGGTGGCGCTAGGGGCGGACTGCTGGAATGGAGAGGGAGAGACGCCGAGGGCGACGGTTGGAGACATTGTGTTGGTGACACGATACTCGGGAGGGATTCTGTCAGGATCCGACGGCGCTACCTATAAGATGGTCCCAGATCATGCGATCTATGCAGTGAAGGAATAAGACAATGACTGATGAAATCACAGAGCAGAAGGTGGAGGAAGGGGGGCAGGATGGCAACCCGGAAGTCGAGGCCAGAGCCAGAGATATGGGATGGCAGCCGAAGGAGAACTGGAAAGGGAACCCGGATAACTGGGTGGACGCAGGAGAGTTCGTCCGGAGAGGAGAGACCTTCGTCCCCTTTCTCCAGCACCAGAGGAAAAAGCTCATGGGAGACCTGGAGCAGGAGCGTGCAGCCAGACAGAACCTTGAGAAGCAGCTACAGGAGACGAGGGAGTCGGTAGGAGAGCTGAGGAAGATGAGTGAGGAGATGGCGGCGGATCGGAATGAGAGGAGGAAGGCGGAACTGGGTGCAGAGCTGCGTGCAGCACGCGAAGCGGGTGATGATGTAAAGGTTGCGGAGCTGCAAAACGAGCTTTCGGATGTAGTTCGGAAGCCGGAGCCGCCTGCCCGGAAGCCTGAGCCGATACCGCCGGCGCCGCCGGAGATTCAGCCCTGGGTGAAGCAGTTTGTGGATGGGAATCAAGAGTTCTTCGGTGATTCGTATAAGATCGCCCTCTTTAATGCGGCGATGATTCGCCGCCGGCAGGAGGGGGATAAGAGGACAGGGCCGACGGAGGGTGCAGCCCTTCTGCAAGAGGTGAGGGACGAGGTGGATAAGATATTTGGAGGGAACCCGGCTAGGAGGGCGGTGGATAAGACGGAGGGGTCTCGGCCCGCCGGCAATGGGGGGAGTAGGAGCTCCGGTCGAGGCTATGGAGATATGGATGCGGATGCGCAGAGGAAGTGCGATGCGCAGGAGGCCCGCTTTGTTGGCCCAACCAAACTCTTTAAGGACCAGGCAAGCTGGCGGAAGCATTTTGCAGGTGAGTACTTTGGCCCGTCGGCGGTAGCGGCGGAAAGAGGAGCAAATCGATGAACGACAATAAGGGCCTGCCGCAACCACCCCCGATTCCGAAGGGAGCGGTTAGCGCGCTGGACGTGAAGGCGGCACAGGCGGTCGGCAAGGCGCTCTCCGGAGCGCCGACGCCGGAAGAGAAACAGGCGGTGACGGCGACGGAGGATAATAATCCTGCCGAGTCGTTCGAGGCTTATAAGGAGAGAATGGCGAGGGAGCGGGGGAATCGCGTTTCCCTGAATACGCCGACCCGCCGCCTGGAGGTGCCGGCCCTCCCCGGGTTTCACCTGCACTGGTTCCTGGAGCGAAACATCCCCAAGGCCCTGGAAGCCTGGTATGAGTTCGTGGGTCCGGGGGAGCTGCCGACGGTCGACCGGTCGATCGGGGGGAGGACGAAGGGCACGACGAGTGATGACCTGGGCGGAGGGAGGCTGTCGATAGTGGGGGGAGTGAATGAGCAGGGACTGCCTGAGCAGCTCGTCCTGATGAAGTGTCGGAATGAACTGTTTTTCGCTGATCAGCGCAAGATCGCAGAACGCAACCTTGCGGTGATACAGCAGATATTTCAGAAGAAGGCGCCTATTATGGCACCTGAAGAATCCCAGACAGACTATGAGCAGAGATACACCCGTGAGGCCGTGATTGACATGAGCAATGGCCGGGCTCGGAGAAAGACTTAAATCCCTTTAACTTTACCGTGGAGTTTGTAAGATGGCAAATGCCAACAAGCTAAACGGCTTCACACCGGTCGGGTATCTCAATGGAGCTGACTGGGATGGTCGAGGCCGTGTCTATGCAATACCGGCGGCAAACACGAACGCTCTGTTCGTGGGCGACCCGGTATCGCTGATCGTGGGTGCCGACAGCACCTATTTCCTCCCCTGCATCGATAGGGGAGCGGTGGGTGGAACGGCAGTGGGGGTGATCCTGGCGATCGGGAAGAATCCGAGGGGCATGGGCCCCTGGGTGGACCCGACCCAGCTCAACAACATCCTGTACCGGCCGAGTGGGGCTCAGGCGGCGCAGTACTATGCGCTGGTCGCGGACGATCCGAATATCGTCTTTGAGGCTCAGGAGCAGGCGACGGGCGGGGCGGGGACGAGCTTCGCCGTGGGCGCGTCGAACAAGAATGCGAACTTCGCGTTCAACACGCCCAGCCTGCCGCCGTACTACTCGGCGAGCTTTGTCGACAATGGCACTGCAGCCGCCACTACAGCGACGTTCAATCTGAAGCTGTTGGGGCTGAAGCAGAGCATCGACAATGCGCCGGGGGCCTGGCAGCGGTGGTGGTGCCTGATCAACAATCACACCTACCGTACAGGCGTGGTCGGCGTCTAGCCGCCTCCCTCAACTGAACAGGAGAAACTGAAATGGCAGGCGGCGTAATTACCACTGGCAGTCACCCAAAGCTACTCTGGCCTGGGATCAAAGCCACGTGGGGACAAATCTACTCGGAGCATCCCTTCGAGTATCAAGAGCTGTATGATGTGGAGAACTCTGAGCAGGCCTGGGAGGAGGACGTGCAGATCACGCCCTTCGGGCTCGCCCAGTACAAAGCGGAAGGTGCAACGGGGTACTTCGATACTGAGACGCAAGGTCCAGTGACCCGTTACACCCACCTCGCTTACTTCCTCGGGTACAAGGTTACCTATGAGGAGTTGAGCGACAACCTCTACGAGATCGTGAGCAGCCGGCGAGCGAAGGCGAATGCCTTCAGCATGGTGCAGACGATCGAGAACGTATCGGTTGTTCCCTGGAATGATGCCTTCACCGGCGCATTCTATGTGGGAGGTGATGGGGTGAGCATGTGCAATGCTGCCCACCCGAACACGACCGGAGGTACCTATTCGAACGTAGCAGTGCCCTCCGGCGACCTGTCCGAGGCAACTCTCGAAGACATGGTGATCCAGATCATGGGCGTGCAGAACGACCGTGGGCTGCTGGTCAACATCACTCCGATGAGCCTGCACATCCCCCGGCAGGAGTGGTTTAATGCACATCGCATTCTGAAGAGTGTGCTGCAGCCGGGTACTACGAACAATGACATCAATGTGCTGAAGGCAACCAACGCCTTCCCCGGCGGCATTAAGATGAACCACTACTTCACCGCCCAGCATGCTTGGTTCGTTCGAACCAACTGCCCGGAGGGCATGAAGTTCTACTGGAGAGAGCACCCTGGCTTCGCCCAGGACAACGACTTCGATACGATGAATCTGAAGGCGCGGTCCTATATGAGGCTCTCCGTGGGCAACACGGATCCTCGGGCGATCTTTGGCAATAACGGGCCGTAATCAGGCTCGGGGATAGAGGCGCCTATTATGCTCACGGTAATAGGCGCCCGTTTCCCTAACCTCCGTAACTAGGAGAGACCTAAATGGCAGTTCCTCGTTCTCCCTCGCCCGGCCGGAATCAGTCCGGCTACACCAGCGACTGGCCGTGGGGGCCGCTGGCGGATTCGGGCATTGGCAATCCCGCTTTCTACCACCAGTACTTTGACGACTTCGATTCGAATCTCGCCGTGACGGGGTACTATACGATCACGGCGGCGGGCGGCAGTGTGGCCCATGTCGCCGGCGACGGAGGCCTGGCCCTATTCACCACGGGAGCGGTGGCGGGCAACTTCGCTGAGATCCAGGTCCCGACCCCCGACTTCACCCTCCCGCAGGGTGCACTGGCGGGGAAGAAGTTGTTCTTCCTCACCCGCTTCCAGCTCTCCGACGTGACGAATAGCGTTGTGATCGCTGGGCTCTGCAACACCACCGCCACCCCCTTCACAGCGGTGGCGGATGGGATCTACTTCAACAAGACGAACAGCGGGACGGTTATCAACCTGGTGAGTGTGATTAGTAGCACCGCCACTACGACGCCGATCCCGACCTCCGCCTACACCCTGGCGAATGCGACGAACATCGACTTGGGGTTCTACGTAGACTGGTACGGGAACATCAATGCGTTCGTCGCAGCGAGCATGGTGGGGTATCAGCCGGAGTCGGGCACAGGTGCAGGGCCTTTCCCGAGGGGATCTTGCCTTCGGGTCTCGGGTCTCACCCTGAGCACGGCCAACCTCACCCCCACCCTGGCCCTGAGCAACGGGACCGCGGCGGCGGCGAAGACGATGACGGCTGACTTCATGGTTGCGCAGAAAGAGAGATAGATGAAAACCGAGATTATCAAGGAAGGGGAGAAGAACTTCTCCGTCCTCGTGAAGGGTATTCTGAGGGAGGAACTGGCTCCGACCCCCTTCCTTGATATCTCGAAGCTGAAGGCGCCTAGGGAAGGGTGGAAGGGACTGCGGCTGGACTCAGCGCTCTGGGTGATACAGGAGAAGCTGGGGATCATGCTGTGGTGGGAGAAGCCGAATGGAGAGGGCAGTCTGTGCCTGCCGATGGAGAGTAGGAATGGGGTGCGCTATGACGAGGGCGTGCCGAGTCCCAGGAAGGCAAATGACTGGTCCGGGGTACTGTATCTGTCGAGCTTCGTGAGCCATGGAGGTTCGCCGCCGAGCACTCAGCAGCCGAAGGCCTTCTCAATCCTCTTGGATTTCGACAAGCAATGACCACACCAGCGACCGACAATACCGCCTACTCTATCATCTGCGGAGCGATGCGGAAAGCCTGCCTCCTCCCCCTCGGGGATGACCCCGATTCGGAGGAGACGGCGAAGTACACCCGCACTCTCAACCAGGTTATTAACTTCATCCAAACACCAGGCATCCGTCTATGGCTCCTCCAAGATACTCCGATAACACTCATCGCTGGGGTTGGACTCTACACCTTAGGGCCAAGCGGCACAGTGCCGATGGTCAAGCCCACGCAGGTGGAGGATCAGTACTACCTCTACAGCGCAAGCAGCGGGGCTACGAAGCGGCCCGTGTTCAAGATCTCCCGGCAAGAATGGGATATGTTGAGTGTGACGACGCAGCAGGGGCCGATCACACAGATATTCGTGGACCCACAGCAGACCACGCTTAATGTTAATTGCTGGCTGATCCCGGATGCGAATGAGGCGACAGGGACGCTGCAGCTCGTCCTGCGCCGGCAGGTGACTAACTTTGTGGGAGTGCTCGACACGATGAACTTCCCGATAGAGTGGGCACTCACGCTGGAGTGGACGCTAGCTCGGGAAATCTGCGAGGGGCAACCGCAGGCGGTGATCGCTCGCTGCGACGCGATGTCGCAGTATTATCTGCAGAAGCTAGAGGAGTGGGATGCGGAACAGGGCACCTCCATCACCCCACAGCCGGACCAGCGCCTCATCCAGAAGAGGTTCAATAGGTGAGTGCGCAGATGCAAGAAAGCCTGAAGCGCTGGCCGCTCATCGCGCAGCCTAACTTTAGGAATGAGGGATGGACGAAAGATGCCCGGCTCTTTAACGCTTATGGGGAGAAGGATCCGAATTCTGGCGAGTGGATGGTGCAGAAGAGGGTGGGGTATACGGCCTCCTTGGCGATAAATAATGGGTGGGGGAGTGGAGTCTGGGGGTTCGCCACCAACACGATGCAGAAAGATGTGTATTCGATTTCGAGCATAGGGATGGCAGGGCCGGGTACCGCGACGATGTATAAGAACGGGGTGCTGTTCGGGACGGCGGCGGGCCTGGACAGGATGCCGCAGGGACAGATGTATTCGTTTGTGGAGGATCAGAATACGACTAACCGACATCTGATCTTTGCGAGCGGTGGGGCAAATGTTGCGGGGAATGTGTACTGGACGACAGGGACAGGGGGGTGGACGGTAGCGACCTTGCCGGCGGGCAGGGGAACCAGCCTGCGTGGGCTGGCCTACCTCGACCAGACCATCTACGTGATGGACAACCTGGGGCAGATCTGGGGATCGGCCTTTAATGATCCAACTAGCTGGAACGCGCTGAACTTGGTGATCGCGAACAGCATCCCTGGGTTCGGCGTGCAGCTCACGAGCCAGCTCAACTACATCATCGCGTTCAAGTCGGAGTCGATGGAGGTATTCTACGACACAGGGACGAATACGCCGCCGGCAAGCCCGCTTGCCCCCGTCCCTGGTGCTATCTCGAACTACGGGGCGCTGCTCGGCAGCGTGCAGACGATCGATGAGCTGGTCTTCTTCGCTACGAGTAATAAGACCGTCTCACCGCAGATCATGCGGCTCGACAACCTCCAAGCGAGGAAGGTGAGTATACCGGCGATTGAGAGGCTGCTGGACCCGTACGCGGCAAGCCCGGCGGTGGGAGGGACGCTCTCAACCTGGGTCTTCAAGCACGGCGGGCACCGCTTTTATGGCCTGACCGTAGCTGCCTCCGCCCCCATCAACTCCTTCACCGCCGTCTACGATATCGACGAGAACCTCTGGTATCAGTGGGGCGACTACACGAACTTCCTGTGGCCGGTCGCCGGCATGGCTACGAATCCGTCCGCACAGCATGTCCTCCAAGGCTACAACGATGGCAACATCTACCAATTCGAAGGTGCGTACGAGTTTCCTACAGACAATGGAGTGGTGGCTCCTGTTGATATCTACACTCCCAGAACTGATTTTGGAACCCAGCGCAGAAAGACTCTGGACCGGATGTACTTCCGAGGAGACAAAACCCCCGGATCTATACTTTACGTCCAGCGATCCGATGACGACTACCAGACCTGGAGCATCCCCCGCCGGATCGACCTCAATAAGAAGAACCCCTACCTCGACCGGGAAGGGACGTTCACGCAGCGCGCCTACCACTTCTCGCACGTCTCGCCGACGGACCTGAGGATAAAGAGTGTAGATCTGCAGATGAGGCTGGGGACGATATGAGCCTCGATAATATCCCGAATATCAACGAGCCGCTGATCGACAGGACGCGAGACAAGATGATTGCCCAGCGGTGGTGGCGGTGGCTGCATGATCTGGCGAACCCTACGACGGTAGGGTTTACAGGGACGATCGTCACGGCGAAGCTCACCCCCGGCGGTAGCACCGGGACGATGTTCTTTAAGAACGGGATCCTGACGGGCCAGAGCCCGGCGACCTAGGAGCACGAATGGCACTTGGTTATCAGACACCGGCGGCACCGAATCCGACCCAGTACACAGGGGACAATCCTGTACTGCAGGGCATCTCCGACGCGGCGAGCCTAGCTTCAACCGGCTACGGCATCTATCAAGGGGTTAACCTGACCCGGGATGCCAATACGGTTCTGAGTCAGAGTAATCCCTTTGGGCAGTACAGGGGGATCTATGGGCAGGATCTTCTGCAGCTCATACAGGATCCGAGCAGCCTGACGAAGCAGCCGGGGTATCAGTTCCTGATGGATCAGGGCACGGCGGCCATTGATAGGAGTGCGGCAGCGCCGGGCGGCGTGGGGTTTGGGAGTGGGGCGGAGGCACTGCAGCTGGAGCAGTTCGGCCAGGGCCTCGCTAGTTCGTTTTATAATCAGCAGACGGGCCTGCTAGCCCAGCTCGCTGGGGCCAATATCAATCCGGCGAACCCGGCGCAAGCCCTCCAGGGAGTGGCGGGGGCGGGGAACATCTTGGGCCAAGCTTCTGGGATGATTAACCCAACCCTCAATCTGCTGAGTAAGCTCTTCCCCGGCACTTCGATTTCGAGTGCGCCGGGGCAGGATAATCCGTTTGCCACGGTCAACCCTGCTACTGGTGTGCCGACGATGCTCGACCCTTCAACCGCCACCTCCCCCGACTTCAGCCAGACTCCGCAGTGGGTTCCCCCTCCTACCGATCCGAGTGGAGGGATAACGTATGATAGTCCATTTAGTTTTAGCGCCGCTGGCGGGGAAGCCGCCGGTCAGCCGCAGTTGGTGGATCCAGGGATGTCGGACATCAACGCTGCGGCGGGGTCGGGCCAGTACAACATAGCGATGCCGAGGAGCCCGATAGCGCAGGGGGTTGGGTATGCGCAGGATGTGCTGGGGCTTGTGGGTGGGTTGCAGAGGGGCGGGACGATGGGATATGCAGGGGCGGGACTGAGCGCCGCCGACCTCGCCAGCAAGGCTGGCCTCATAGGAGGCGCCGGCGGATTTATCCCTGTGGTTGGGAGTGCCCTCGCCGCCTACAGTACGATAAAGGGATGGCAGCCGGGCGCGTCCGGGAGGAACGCCCTGACGGGAGCGGAGACCGGGGCGGAGATTGGGGCGTTCGCCGGTCCTATCGGGATGGGGATAGGGGCGATTATTGGAGGAGCGGCGGGGGCGATCAGTGGGCTGATGGGGAATCCTGGGAAGGCGGAGATGGCGCCCTGGCAGAGTTTTGCCAGTCAGTTCAACAAACTCACCCCGGCGCAGCAGACCCAGGTAATCGCCAGCATGCCGGCGGGTGCGGCCTTTCAGAATCTGGGCAGCATTATGTCGGCTGAGACTAACAAGCCTGGGCATAGCGAGCCGATTGAGCAGGTGTTTGGGAGAATGGGGGAGGATAATCTGATGAGGCAGATGGCCACCTACATCAACCAGCAGTACAAGGCGGGGAAGATCACCGCCGGCGAATCGGTGCAGGACCAGTGGACCAAGGTAGTGTATCCCTGGCTGGTGTCGAAGGGGGCGACGATTGATCCGAATCAGCGGACCGCCCGCGGCACCCCGGAGGGGAGTGCGCTGATTGCTGACCTCCAGTCCCTGATTGGATCGTACGAGAGTGGGCAGCATGTGATTAGCGGGCTGCCGAACTTCGGGAGTTAGTATGCCAGAGCCAGGTTCATTGGGTGGCGGGTTTACCGCCGGCGTGCTGCAGACGCAGCTCGACCTCCAGGCCATCCAGGAGGGGCAGCAGAACATCCAGCTGAATCAATTTAAGATCAGCGAGGCCCCGATCAAGCTGCAGGAGGAGGCGGTTAAGCTGCAGAGCGATAAGCTCGAGCTGCAGAAGGCCATGACGCTCATGCAGAAACTGCATGGGTTCCAGCCTGGCCAGGGCGGGACGCCGGCGGACCTCAGCAATGAAATGTATGCGCTGGCGACAATGCAGATGGAGAGCGGGTACGTGGATGCGGGAGCGCAGACTGCCAACCGAGCCTCTCTTATTCAGTCGAGGGCGAGTCAGGTTGATTACCGGACCTACCGGCAGTCGGTGGATAGGATGAGTAGGTTTGCTAATATCCTGGGAGGGGTGCCGGAGAGTGCGGATGGCTGGGCGGCGGCTGTACGCGATATGGTTGCGCAGGACCCGTCTGTCGTCAATGATCCAAAGTTCGCTGCGATGGCACAGCGGCCCTACCAGCGAGGGATGGTGGCGGGAGTTCGGGCGGCGAGCCTGACGGCGAAGGAGCAGGCGGAGATTAAGTATCGACAGCAGGCGGGGGATCATGCGGAGGCTGCGGCGGCGGCAGACCGTGCTCGCATCCCGCTCATCCGGGCTCAGACGGCGAAGTCGGAGCAGTACGTCAAGGACCACGGGAAGGAAGGGTCGACGACGGTTAAGGCGAGTGAGCTACAGGCCATAACCGATCTGGCTAACGCCGAGTTCCCAGGCAGTGATCCGGCGGATGTCCGCGCCCGCTCCCGGCCGGTGGCGGAGGAGATGAAGAGGATGATGAGGGATAACGGGCTATCGCTGAGCCAGGCGGCGCACGAGGCCTATGCGAGGAATCGGCTGGCCTTCGCTGGGTTGCATAAGGGGGCGAACCTGCCCGGCTCGGTGCCGGGGAAGGCTATTGCGCTGAAGCCGGGGATGAACCCGCAGCAGAATCAGTGGTATGAGGTGGAGGGGCAGCCGCAGATTCGCATCGGCGACAACTTCTATACGGAGGAGGAGTTGAAGAAATTGGATAAGGAGTCGGCGGAGATTACTGGCGATGATGATGGGGATGAAGAGTAATGCCGACGCCCGTCTCAGAGGTGATGTCGAAGATCGGGGGAGAGGCTCCTCAGCAGGGGGAGAGTCCGCCGGACTCGGGGCCGAAGCTCGGCCGGAGCGTGTCCGATGTGATGGCGACGCTGAAGCCGGAGAAGAAGGCGCCGAGTAGGGTTGTGGAGGGGGTGAAGTCGGCGGTTACGTCGGCTAGGAATTATGCTTCGGATCGCCTAGCGCCGGTGGTGAGTGGGATTGGAGAGGGGATAGCGACGGGGCCGCTTGGGCAGATGTTTAATGATGCTTCCGCGCAGACGCAGGCAGCGGTCGATCAGCTGAAGAAGGATCCCTCCGGCTATACGGGGGATATGGCGCAGGATCTGCTGCATACGCTGGGTACGCTGAATGATGTGATACAGGCCACGCCGCTGGCCACCATCTACGGAGCGACGGTGGGCCGCGGCCTTGACTACATCCGTCAAGATATGCAGTCGATTGTTGACCGCCTCAAGGACGCTATGCCGAGCTTCCGGGAAGAGGTGCAGGATGAGCAGGCTCGCCGGCTGGGTCAGCCCGTCAAACAGAAATCCTCCCTCCTCGGCCGCACGCACCAAGAGGATTTGCAGTGGGCCTTTGACAAGTTCAATGATATCAGGGACGCGGTGGTGAACAGCGGCCTGATGTTTGTGGGAGGGGAGAAGGGAGTAGCGGAGAGGCAGTTGGCGGCGGCAAGGACTGCCCTGCGGGATGTGCGGCGCTCCTTTCTCCCAGAGGAACCGAGGCTCGAGCCCGTCACGCTGAGCCTCGACAAGACTCTCGGGTTCCACGATATCACCCAGCAGCTCACCTCCGAGCTCAATGCGCTGCCGGATCATGCGACGCTGAAGAGTGGGGATGTGGTGGATAAGATGCTCCCGCACGCAAAGGGGTATGCGAAGGAGTTTCTCACCCAGCTCCGTGCCAGTATGGATCCGAATGTGCCGGTGACCTTTAAGAGGAACCCCGGCGATATGGGGAGCCCAGAGTCACTAGGTGGCTATGCCGCTCACACGCACTCTATTGACATTCTGCAGCATCGGGGTGGCATGATCCACACGACGGTGCATGAGATAGTCCACTCCTCCACCATCCACATGATGAATAAGCTGCAGGAGACGGAGCTGCTAGAGAAGGCTCGGGAGTGGACAGGGAGGGCAGACGCGGTGGTGAGTGATCTGAATGAAGATCAGATCATGGCGACGATGAAGAATCCGCAGCACCCCCTGCTGAAGGAGATTGATGCGATTAGGCAGGAGGCGACGTACCGGGCGAGACTGGCGGGGAAGCTGGAGGACCATGAGATAAATTACGCGCTGGAGGGCGGGCTGCAACGGATGAAGAGGAGAGAAGACTATAAGCAGTATTTCTCAACCCGGGCTTGGGCAGAGAACTCCCCTCGATATGAGTGGCTGGCACAGGTCTTCAGCCAGCCCGAGGTGTTGGAGTTCCTGGCGAACTCGGAGAAGTATGCGAGTGCGCAATGGAAGAATAAGTATGGGATTAAGACCGGTCCGCTGAAGGGTACGGTGAGGGGGCTGTTGAATTCCCTGACGAGGTGGATAGCGAATGGGCTGGGGCTGAAGGGGCACCAGAACATGCAACTGCTCTCCCAAGCGATGCGGACTGGGATGGATCTGATTAGGATGCAGGATAGGGAGAAGCCCCCGATCACCCACATGTCGAACATTGTGGTGGCGAAGCTGGGAGAGGAGACGATCACGGCCAGGGATATGGAGCTGGCTACGAACTCGAAGCCGATTAGAAGTTCGCCGGCGGCAAGCAAGGCGCGGAACGCCTTTCGGATTAGCATCGAGCAGCTGCTCCGCACCTTCCACCCGGAAGGGCTAGGGGAGAGGGCGAAGCTTGCCGCCGCCACGATTGCTCGGAGCATTACTGAGCTGGAGCAGAAGACGGCGGCGTGGAAGTACGGCTCTCGGACGAGGGAGAAATTCTGGCGAGCCCGTCCCGACCTGCACGCGGACTTTCTGGAGAAGTTTGAGAAGGGGGAGAAGTTTAACGATCCGGTGCTGAGTCGGCTGGCCCAGCACTACCGGGAATGGAATGAGAGGATCTTCCAGTCGGATGTAGCCGAGGGGTTTAAGTACGAGCCTCGGGACAACTACATGTACCACCTCTTCGAGGATGAAGATGGGGTGGCGAACTACTTCACAGAGAAGTACGGGACGAAGTGGGGCGATCCGAAGTTCATCAAGGATCGCTCCTTCGACCTCTATAAAGAGGCGATTAAGGCTGGATTCAAACCCCGGTTCACGAACCCGGAAGATATAATGCTCGCTCGACAGCACGCGAGTGACCTCGCCCATATGCAGGCGGGCCTTGCCCGCCACCTGGAGAAGTTCGGGCTCGCCGTCAAGAAGGTGAAGAGTAGTGAGAGGCTCGGCTACGAACCGGATCCGGAACGACCTGGGAAGGTACGAGGGGTGCTGCAGAGAATAGAAGCGACGGAGCAGCCGCCGGACTCTACCCCCTGGAGGTCGCCGACTGGGGAGATCTACTGGGTTAATAATGAGGCGCACGCGGTGCTGAAGAACGCGTTCCTCTCGAAGAGCCTCTGGGGGGATAAGAGTCTTGTTGGGGTTGGGTTCAGGGGGATGATGGGGATTAAGAACACCCTGGTTCCGATCCGGCTTGCCCTCAGCCTCTTCCACCCGCTGCACGTGGCGGGGATAGATCTGGCGGCGGGATGGACTCGGGCCACCTCAGAGCTATTGTCCGGTCACACCGACCCGCTGACCTGGTTCGCCAAGTCCATTAAGTCCGGCTACGACACGGCTTGGGGGAACCATAGGCTGGGGTCGGATATTATCCGAGCCTGGCGGGGAGAGAAGGTGGCGCTATCCGCCGCCGATACAGAGGCCCTGAGGATTCTGAACGAGACAGGGATTGCGCCCGAGCTGTCAAGCCAGTTCCGGACGAATGTGAGGGAGAATTGGAAGAACGCCCTGCTCGACACAGTGGGGAATTTTAGGGCGGGGAAGCCGGTTGCCGCCGGCATGTCAGCTACTCGCGCCGCCTTGAAGACTCCCTTCGCCGCTCTCTCTGCTCTGCAGAAGCCGTTCTTCGAACACTGGATTCCCTCCCTCAAGGCCGCCGCTGCGATCAAGGACGCGAAATCCTTCTTAGCAAGAAACCCGAACTTGTCTCTGCCGGAGAATGAGGCAGAGCGAATAATGGCGATGAGGAGGATAGGGAAGTCGGTCGAGAACCGTTATGGAGAGATGAACTACAACAAGCTCTTCTGGAAGAGGTGGATGAAGGATCTGGCGGTGCTGGACACGTTGTCGCTGGGATGGCAGCTGGGCTTCATGCGGGAGTATGGCGGCGGCGCACTCGACCTCAAGGACGCTCTGCTGAAGAACGGGAGGCTGCAGAGGATAAAGAGGGGGGAGTTGGACCGGGCTATCTTCGTGGCGAACTATACGGTGCTCGGGGCTGGGCTCGCCGGCCTCATGACTTACTCCATGACCGGGCAGATGCCGGTGGGTCTCGACTGGATCTCCCCTCGCACGGGGGAGAAGAATCCGGACGGATCAGACCAACGCGTCTCCACCATGTTCTATAGTAGGGAGTTCGCTTCCCTCTACAAGCACATGCAGAACGAAGGCACGGTGGAGGGGATCAGCCATATGGTGCTGAACAAGGGCTCGGGAATGTTCGGGCTGATGCATGAGATGTTCACTGGGAAGGATAGCTTTGGGAAGGAGTACAGGGATCCGAATGGGGATCCGTTTAAGCAGATGGAGGAGAGTCTGGCTTATGTGATGTCGGATCTGGAGCCAATCTCCATCCGAGCTATTAGGGATAATGTGAGTGAACAGCCGGGAAAGCAGGGGGTACTGAGTGTGCTGGGCTTCACCCCAGCTCCGAAGTACCTGACCGAGAGTGTGGCGGTGGGACATATTAAGGTGGACTTTGAGAAGTACATCGCCGCGAAGGCAACGCCGTTCGAGAAGGCGGAATATTCGAAAGAGTACAGTGCGCTGCGTCGCGCCTACCAGTCGGGGGATGACTCCTACCCGGAGAAGCTGGAGGCGATGGCAGAGAAATTCCAGATGAGCGCTAAGGACCAGCGCCGGCTGATCCGCAGCCTCAACGCCACTGAGCCACCCGAGGTGCGCATGTTTATCGCCCTGGGTAGGTTTAAGGAGACGCAACGCCGGCTGTTGGATGAGATGAGCCCGGAGGAACGCAACACCTTCCTTCCCCACGCGAATAAAGAGGTGCGCAGCACCTACGTGCCGCCGGAGGATCGCCGGTGAAGGTTCTCATCATAGACAATAACGGGG